ATAATGATTTGATTTTTTGATATTATCGGTGCGCTGGCCCGTGTGTACCACCACACGAACCAACGGCTTCTCAAACCAGATTCGTTAGGAGAATCAAGATGAGCGATGTAGAGACTAACACAGTTACGAAGATTTGCACAGTATGCAAAGAGGAAAAGTTAATTACTGAATTTTCTGTACATAGAGGTATTAAATGTGGTTATGCATCGAGATGTAAAAAATGTACTTCTGTTTATAAAAAGACTTATGATGAACAAAACAAGGAAAGCAAGTCTAATTATAATAAAATTTGGTATTTACAAAATAAGGAAAATATAGCAGAACGAGTTAAGTTGTGGCGCGAAGAAAATAAGGAGAAGAGATATGCCTATAATAAATTATGGTATGAACAAAATAGGGAACGTAAAAATGCTTTGGATAAGATTTGGAGTTCATTGAATCCAGAAAAGAAAGCAGTACATGGTAGAAATAGACGTTCTAGGAAGCGATTGGCTACAGGAACACATACTGATGAAGATATACATAATTTATTTAGACTACAAAAAAAGAAGTGCGCTGTATGCAATAAGTCAATCTCAAAAGGTTATGATGTTGATCATATCGTTGCTCTCAGTAATGGAGGAAGTAATGATAAATATAATCTACAACTTCTTTGCACTTATTGTAATCGCAGTAAGCACGCTAAAGACCCTATTGAGTTTATGCAAGAAAAAGGAATGCTATTGTGAGTGATGCTACCGTTTCTACCAACACTGGTTCAACAGATATGTTGAGATTTAAGCCGCAACGAAAACTTCTACAGTCTGAGATTGCTGTAGATAGAATGGTATCATTTCTTACGAGTATACCTGATCCTGACTTAATGTTGCAGAAAGCAGGGATTAAAAGGTATCAGCTTCAGCAATTAGAGCTTGACGACGAAGTTGCGCAATGTAAAGACACTCGCGTAGAAGCTGTTGTTGCGACGCCGTGGCGGTTGGAACCCAATCAATCGCGAGTCGGAAAATGGTTGACTGGAGTTCTTGAATCACATATCGAAGACTTGAAGCGAGGTGTTTTAGAGTCACGCTTCTATGGTTATTCTGTCTTAGAGATTATTTACAAGCCTGTAGAGAAAGGTATTGGTATTTCACGACTCTCATTAAAACCTCTTGAGTGGTTTGCACCACAGCAAGACGGTAGTTTGAAATTCTTTCCGAACGATGGGAGTGGCGGAACTGAAGGTATTGACTGCGATCCATTGAAGTTTCTATTGACGACCTGCAACGCGACCTACAAGAACCCATACGGCGAAAGTATTTTGAGTAGATTGTGGTTCCCAGTGACATGGAGACGAGAATCGTGGAGCATGTGGCTCTCTTTCCTCGAAACCTTTGGCGAACCGATCATCCTGGGTTCCGTCAGAAACTATCGTGACTTCGTAGAAGCGATGCAGGCCCAAGGAGTGCGGAGTACCGTCGCCTGGGAGAGTGTCGGTGGTGATGACAAGATCGAAACCATTACCGCCTCCACGCCCGGTGAGTTTGATCGACTCGAACAAGCGATACTCAGGCGTGTGCAGAAGCTGATCCTTGGTCAAACCTTGACTTCCGATGTCGGCTCCAATGGAAGCTATGCCGTCGCTGCGATTCACAACGAAGTGCGCAATGACAAGCGCCGGGCCGATATGCGCAAGGTGATGGCGACAGGGCAACAACTGGTCAACAATCTCTGTCTGATCAACGGCATCAAAGATGTTCCGAAGTTCGTGATGGCCGATGACAGCGGATTGGAGACTTCTCGTGCGCAACGCGATGCGATTCTCGCTCCGGTACTCAAGATCAGTGGCTTGCAGTTGACGAAGGAATATTACCTTCGCAATTTCGATTACACCGATAAGGACATCGAAGAAGGAATTGTCACATCGATTGGTGAAGTGGATTCAGAGGATGATTCTAAAGATGATCCACAGACCCCTGATCCTGCTGGAGAGAAGAACAATACCGAAGACAATGGTGAGAAGCAGCCGGCAGTGAAGGATCGTTCAGTAACAGACAATCCGAAGAATTACTAGGAGACGACGATGCTGAACTTCGAGGTCAATTACACTGGAGCAAAGAAGGTAGAAGAAGCTCTTCGTGGTTTAAACGAATCCTTATCAAGTGCGCAAATCCGAAGACTCTTGAATAAGTTAGGGAATATCTATTTAGCGGATACACTCAAGCGATTCGAGAATCAACACGATCCTGATCGAAAGCCATGGAAAGAACTCCGTCCTGTTACAATTAAACTCAAGACGAATGGAATGAGCGGACGAGGGCCAAGTATTGATGCGCCTACTCGTAAAGGGGTATGGACAGGAGACCTGATCAGTTCCTTGACTTTTCGAGTAGAAGGTAATTCTGTCTTCGTAGGAAGCGATGTTGAACACGCACCTTACTTTCATTATGGAGTTAAAAAGAGTAAGTCGTTGAGTGGTAATCGAAAGACCCCGTGGGGGCAAGTTCCTGCAAGACGGTTCTTGGGAAGAAACACGCGAATTGATGCAAAGGTATTAAAAGCCTTTGGCGATGAGATTTGCAATCTCATCGGGATCAATCCGAACTCAGTGAAGAGTGCAGTATGACCTATCACGTTTCTATCAACGATGAGGAATTGTTTGTTACCTTCGATAAGAAAGGACGAGTCACGAACTCGTCACCGTATTTAATGTGGTTGTTGGGCCGACTACAGAGTGATGTCGATGCGTTGTTGCGGCAACGAGGTTGGACATGGACGACATCGAGTTGATTGAAGAGGTTTCTCGTCATCCGATCTATGGGATTGTGAGTGAATACGGGCAAATCTGTATTCACGATCAATGGTATCGGTACGATGGAGTGAAGGATCGGTTAGTACGTTCATCGAGTCGCATATCGCAAGAGGATTTATTCCATGTCGATTCATAATGGGTTAGACGACTTGTTGAACTTCACGAAACAGAATCTGGGGATGGATGAGAATCGAGTCACGCAGTTTGGGAAAGACCTCGCACGAGAGTTCGGTGGCGAGTATCTCTATGTCTCGAAACGGTTCGTGACTTCGCATCGCGATAAGGAGATTATTGCGGCCTATAATGGACGGAATGTGAAGGAATTAGCGAAACAGTTTGGACTGTGTGAACGGCAAATCTATAACATAGTGGGGGGTTGACAAGTCTATCAAAAAGTGCTATACTAAGCGTATTGTAGAACAAGGGGGTTGTGTGGTAAAGATTGATCAAAAGATTGTCGGTCAGTTTGTGATAACCGAAGATCAGAAGGAGACATTGGTGTTAAACGAGAAGACGCAGCGACCGGACGAGTTAAATGGGCGAACCTATAAGCTCAAGACGCCACTCTCCGAGAGCGCATTGTATGTCACCATCAATAACTATGAAGTGAATGGACAGCTTCGGCCATTCGAGGTGTTCATAAATAGCAAGGATATGTCTCACTTCCAGTGGGTGATTGCTCTGACCAGAGTAATGAGTGCAGTGTTTCGCAAAGGCGGTGAAGTAAACTTTCTGATTGATGAATTGAAGTCGGTTCATGACCCTAAAGGTGGGTATTTTGACAAGGGCAGGTATGTCACTTCACTTGTTTCTGCGATTGGAGACGTGGTTGAGACTCATCTCACTTCTCTTGGATTGTATGTGAAGGATACTTCAATGCAGCAAGTCGCATTGGAGATGGTTACTGAGAAGATGAGTAAGTTAAAGGATGCTCCAGTTAATGACGGTTTTCCAGAAAACGCAACGATGTGTAGCAAGTGCAACCATCGGTCTGTGGTGATTATGGATAATTGTTCTACCTGCTTAAATTGCTCCGACTCAAAATGTGGTTAGTTTTCAACAACTTATGTAAAAAGTAGTGAATGATTCCAGTCACTCACTACTTGTCCAATCAAACCTGTCAGGAGGTCATCATGGATAAGCAAGATAGTACCATAAACAACATTCCAGAAAACTTCGGATTTTGGAAGGTTCTTTCAAAAGAAAACACAGGAACCAAGGCGTATCATCGATTAAGAGTTGTGTGTATTTGCGGGAAAGAGAAAGATGTTCTTATTTGTCATTTAAGACGTGGTAAG